ACCAGATGTTTTCTACTGGTAGAATGAGCCAGAACATATTGAGAAATATGTTTAGTGGCAATCTTCTTAAGATGCTTGGAATTGGCGGAACTGCCGCCGCTTTGGGTTATGCTGTTAGTGAAGGAGCAGCAATAGGTGCAGCACAAAGAAATCAAGCTCTTGGTATTGGCGGTAATATTGGAAAGATGAAATCTGCTCAAGTTGAGCTAGCTCAATTTGGTGATGTTAATGCTGGATTGGAGGCAGCGCGTAGAGCTCAAACAGGCATTGGTCCTGAATATAGTGCATATCATATGTTGGGAATCTCTACTGATAAAAATAGAGATCCATCTGACATGTATGCGCAAATGCTTATAGAAGCCCAAAAATGGGCTAAAAAGAATAAAGGCAATCCAGCTATACAAAATTTAGCTGAAGGAATAGGTTTGCCTGGTGTTCTAGGTGGTGGTATGCAAACATTGAATACATTACAAGGTACAAGTGATGAAGAACTTAAACAAAGAATTGCTGTCATGCAGGCTGATGCAAAGAATTTGGATCTTACCGAAAAGCAAGCTATAGCATTAACCAATTTAAATTTAGCATTGAATAAAGCTTCTGCTGATATACAAAATGTTATGATACGAAATTTAGCAACAATGGCTCCATATATGGAGAAATTTTCTGATTGGGTTACTGATTTTGTTGTAAATAGAATTCCACATGAGCCGGCTGGTCTTGTAAAGCAAGATGCTAAGAGTGGAATTAAAGATTTCATTATTCCGTTTGTTAAAATGAATCAATGGATTGATAAACTTTTTGGCGGAGACGATGGAGCTAAAGCCGCAGATGGACCTAATGGAAAACTCCGGACAGTTCCAAATCTTCGTTCTCCAAAGAACAATCCTCCATTAGAGAGCGAGATTTATGGCAGCGGTGTTGTAGATGAAGGAGGCGGCGGTGTTATTGGTGGTGTAAGTAGAGTTAGTATATTCAGTCCAAAAATCGGGAAATTGAATAAAGATGTTATTGATACATCTAGGAGTTTAGCTGAATTCAATAAACAGCTTTTGCAAGGTTCTCAAATTCTTGTAGGAGGTTCTGGTAAATATTTAGCTAATAAATTTGGACAAGGTGACGGCACTAGCGGCGGTGGCGGAGGCGCAGGAGCAGGTGGTGGTGCAGGTGATGGCGTCAATATAGGTGGCGGCGGCGGTTTCGGCACTGGTGGCGGAGCAGGAGTTTATCATTCCGGAGGATTAGATGAAGCTGGTCAACCAAAAGAAGTAAGTCGTACTGGCGGAGTTGTAAGTGGAGTTACCAATATAGCCAAAGGAGCATTGGCAAAAAATCAACAAGAAATGTATAATGCTGCCATTGCAGAAGGATTAAGCCCAACAGCAGCACGCGCATTAGTTGCCAATACATCTGGTGAATCGTTAAAAAATCCTGCCGACGTTCATCATGATCCTAGCCGCTCTAATCCTAACCAAATGGCACACGGTATTGCATCTTGGGATGATGCGCGCTCTGCACGTATTATGAAGCAATTTGGTAAGATGCCACAGGATATGACTGTGGCAGAACAAACAAAGGCTATGATTTGGGAACAAAAGAATTTTTATCCGAAAACTTGGCAAGCACTTTCTGGTGGAGGAAGTGCTGAATCTATGACAGGTACTCTTGTTTCTGATTTTGAAAGACCTGGTAATGTGGCGCAAGCTACAAGCCAACGACTAGGTTATTTAAAAGGATTCAATCCTGGGGGCGGTGGTGGATCTTCCAGTGCTGGAGGAACTGGTGGCGCACCAGAGGCAAATTTTGGTATTAAAGACAGTGACGATGTTTTAGATCATTTGAAGTCTGCTCGTAATAAAGGTTTGATTACCAACGAACAGTGTGTTTCATTAGCTACAGCTTCTGTTGGAATCAAATTAGGTAGTGGACAAAAAGGTGCTTGGACTAGCAGTTGGCGAAAAGGAGAATCAGCAACAGAAGGTGGTTTAGTTAAAGGAACTCCCATTGCTACATTTGCTGGTTTGCATGGAGAACAAAACCAGGACATTTATGCAGGAGGTACTGGTGGTAGAGCAGGTATTGGTCAAGATCATGCTGCTGTCTTTGAAAGTTATATTAAGGATAGGAATGGTAAAATTATTGGTATGAATGTTGCAGATCAATGGAAAAATAGTCGTGGAATACATAATCAACATCAATATATGATAGGTGGCGGTAGAGGAGAACTTGATGCCGCTAACTACTCTGCAATTGATGTAGCAGGCGGTGGACACCTTGGCGGCGAAAACAATCCTTTGACACAACGTGATGCAGCTAGAGCTAGTTCAACAAGAACTGCATCACGAACAGGACCACATCCGCATATTGGTGATATGTCTCAATATCATAATAATCAAGCAATTAGAGTGAATGTTCACAATCCGGCAGGTGCTGATGTAGCTACACAAACTGCTATGATTGGCTCTTCACAAGGCAATTTTGGTTAATGCGTTTCTATGCGCTTACAGTTTCTGGAGGAGTTGGCTATACCACTTTAGCACAAATACCTGGTCTTGCTAGTGTCAATACTACTATTCAAAGTTTAACATCAATTGCAGGGCAACCTGTACCAGCAGCACTTGCTGCTATATCTGGTGCAGGTATTTCAGGAGCGCAATGGTGCAGTATTGTTGATGCAGAAAATGATCCTGGTGCATTAGATATAGAATTAGATCTTCAAATTGCTCCTGGTAGCCAGCTTTTAAGTGGATATGTTAAAATTTATGGAGTTCAACAAAATCTAGTTTCTCAATCTTCTTACTTTACAGGTTGTCAAGTTTCTATATATGGAGGATTTACGGAAGGTCTACCATTAGCCAACATGCAAGTAGCGCACCAAGGTCTATTATGTAACGCTTTGATTTTCCCAGGTGTAAGCGAATGGACAGGCACTGAGCTAAGTCTTACGTTCTTTTTGAAACCTAATATGGGTAATTCTGGAGGACCAACTAAGCCTGTAAATATTATTCATAATATGCCTAAAGGTACTCCATTAGGACAAGCAATTCAACAAGCGTTGAGTACAGCATTTCCGGGAATTGGCATTAATTTAAATATTAGTCCAAATATAACTCTTAATTATGATGATAAGGGATTTTATCAGTCTCTCGAACAGTATATGGATTATGCTAAGACATTAAGCCATAGTGTTCTTGGGACACCTTATACTTCTGGTTATCAAGGAGTTCAAGCAGATTCATCAAAAGGAAATTTTAACATATTTGACGGAACTGCACCTAGTTCATTAATACAGATACAATTTCAAGATTTAATAGGACAGCCATGTTGGATAGGCCCGAACAAGATTCAATTTAAGGTTGCTCTCAGATCTGATATTTCTCCTAATAATCAGATAACATTGCCGAACAATATTTTGACTACTGCTTCGCAATCTGGTGGTCTTACTTTTATGCCAGGTTTAGTTTTTAATACATATCAACATGGTAATGTTCTTACATTTCAAGGACAATTTACTGTAGTTAGTGTCAGGCACATGGGGCGCTTCCGAAACGCAAATGCTGAGCAGAATTGGATAACAGTTATTGAAGCTGTAACTCCAGGTAGTGATAGTGAGGGAAATATTATACCTGTTCCAAATGTATCTGGTGAACAGACTTTTACGCCTAGCGGTGGTGCTAGCGGAGGCATTGGGCATAACTAATGCTTAGTATGTACCAACTATTATATCAAATTACGCCAATATTTTTAAATAATGGTATTGCCACTAATATTGGTGGAAGCATACTTCCTGTAATGGCTTTACTTAATCCAAATGCTTATAATGTTTTGTTTTCTGGCGGTAGTGATACTTTTAATATGGATAGCTATTTTGGTATATTCCAACCTGCATCTGGTGGTTCATTAATTCAACAACAAATTGCTGAGTATCCTTTCGCTAATTTGAGTGTTGCTGCAAACGCAATGGTAAGGAGTCCTATTGAAGTTTCTATGATTATGGTTACGCCTATGAAAACGCAGTATGCGTGGGCAGTTAAAAATGCTACAATGACTGCTCTTAAGTCAGCATTAGATACGCATAATAATATGGGTGGAACCTATACTGTATTTACGCCAGCATATACTTATTACAATATGGTTATGCTCGGTTTGAGCGATATGTCTAATCCTCAAATTGCACTTCCGCAGAATACTTGGAAATGGGATTTTAGAAAACCTCTTATTGCTCAACAAGATTTAGTGTTTGCTGAGAACAATTTGTATGCCAAAATAACAGGCGGTGTTCAAACTTCGGCAGAATGGACTTCTGCATTGACTGCTCTAGGGTTGCCAGCATCTAGTGTTAATCAAGCCGCAGGTGCCGGTGGCACTGCACCTTTGGCGCCACAGGTTAATATCGGTGGCAATAATCCGACTATTCTTTTATGACTACTTATTTTCAATTTCTTCCAAATAATAGGCAAGCACAATCATTTATGCCTACATTTGATGGAGCATTATATAATGTGACTATTTATTGGAATATATCCGCACAACGCTATTATGTCAATTGCAAGGATATATCTGGTAATTTAATTTTTATGGTTCCGTTAGTAGGAAATATGAAGCCTTTTCAAATTATATCTTTAGAATATGATGAGTTTAATCAGAGAGTTTTAGCAGAAGTTGATATACAATATTACATGAGAATTGGAAGAGTTATACAGGCGAATGTGATTAATTGTGTTCCATCACAATATAATGGTAGTGGTTTTCTTTATATATTGAGTAAAGATTATATATTTTATCCAATGGCTACAGACCCAGGTCCAGCTTCTGTTTTGGGAGTAATTGAATATTATATAAGTTTGACAAAAGGATATTTTCAATCTACTATGATTTATAGAAATGGTTATTTCGAGGTTAATCCTTGAGCGCGAGCGGCCAAAAATTTTCTCTTGCTGTTCAACAGCATAATTTCACTGCTACAAAGACTGCTGACAATTTTCAAAATCAAGCTAAGAAATTACCTTGTCACGTTGTAACAGTTAATAATGATGATACCGTTGTAATCGCATACGATATTACTGATCCTACATTTACTTTACCAAATATGACTGTTCCTCAGGCGTATTCTAAATATTCACGCGAACCTACACAGGTCGGTGATAAAGGATACGTGGTTCCGAATGATGTTAACTTAGGTGGTGAAAGTGGATTAGGTGGTGGAGTAGCCAATTTATTTCAAAGAGCAAACCTAACAACTGGCGTATTTCATCCTATTAGCAATACCAACAATCCTAAGCGCGATCAAAATCAATTCCTAGTTACAGGAGGACCAACAGGTCATAAAACTCAAACACAAGATACTACGACATATCATCTTTTAGATGCGCTCAATAACATAATACATAATTCTTCAGCAGCTATAAATCATCTTTCTATTAAGGATATGATTCATAAAGCTCTTGAAGGCGTTATAGCACATACTGCCGGTAGCAATATTATCCATACTGCTCTTTCTGGTATTATATCTGGTAATGCTCAAAGTATACAGCAAGTTGCTCAAAATACTATAACTCACGCTATTAGCGGAAGTGGCGTATTTAATATGGTAGCGTCAAGTTTTAAATTTGGCGCAGCAGGGTCTAGTAGTGATGATGTAGAAACGTCTACTTTTGATCTCTTAGATGCGCCAGATACTCTTGATGATACTTTACTTCCAATACCTCCTTTACCAAATTTACCTGTTCCTTCTGCTCAAACATTGCTTGATGTAATTGGAAGTATATCTGCTAGTGGAAATATCTCTGCTGGCGGTGTAATGAGTGCTGGTGCATTTGGTGGATCACAAGGAGGATTTTTCCCAGGCGCAGGTATGTCTGGACAAGTTATCTCCAGTAATATTACTGTTGGAGAAACTATTACTACTGGTGTACCAGCAAATGTTACATTTATCCCATTAACACCTGGTATTTGGCAAGTTCAAGGAGAAGTTTGGTTTGCTCCAACAGCAGGTGTTACTGCCATATATTCAGCAATTGGTTTAACAAGCGCCACCTTTCCTACTCTATCAGGAATTAATACAGCTAGAACTCAAGTTGTTTTTTCGTCTGCTACTCCATCGACAAATGTAGAGGTTTTATCATTGCGTCCTTGCTATGTAAATATAACAGTCAATACCAATTATTACTTGATTTGCCAAGCAGCATTTGGTGGCGCTTGTACTGTTACTGGCAATATATGGGCAGTTAGAATATGAGGACTTGGGGGCGCATCGTACCAGATCCACTCTTCCCAAGTGTTAAGAAATGGGTAGAGGTGGATACTGATGCGAATGGTTTTGACGATATGGTTTGGTTAACTACTTTAATCCAAGTTATAAAATTGAATCTAGGTGAGAGCCCTTTTTATTCCAATTATGGTATTCCAGCACATCCTTCTGTTGTATCTCAACTTGCTCCTGATTATTATATGAATTACATTCAACAAACATTTGCTGGTTATTTCATGTTCTTATCTATAACTAGTCAACCTAATACTTTAGATGATGATGGTATTCCTTCGCCTGGTTATACAGTCACCTGCATAACTAAATATGGTGCATATTTGTCTACAGTGGTTCCTTACTAATGGCTCAACTTCCTATCATTATGGGTCCGCAGGGTCCAATCCCTACGTCTCCAGCTACGTTGCGCCAACAGTTGATTACTCTAGTTACGTCCACAAATCCTGGATATACAGCAAACTTGCCAGCTGCTCTTATTGAGGATATTTCCTCAACAGATGTTGGGGCGCTCGTTATCTCTAATCAATTTATGGTAGATTTGATTAACAGTATTACTCCATACGGAGCAAATCAATTCATTTTAAATCAACTAGGTATTGAAATATATGGCATACAGCCAGAGAGTGCTACCAATACAGCAGTTGATGTTATATTTTTTGGAACGCCAGGATTTATTATCATTCCTGGATTTGTTATAGGCGATCAAATTTATCAATATATTTGCTCAGATGGAGGCGTTATAAACACTAATGGTCAATCACTTCCTATTCATGCTATTTCAACTACTGTAGGAACTTGGGCTGTTCCTGCTGGCAGCGTTAATACTATTATAACATCAGTTCCGCTTAATATTCCATTATCCGTTATTAATCCAACAGATGGTATTCCTTCTATTGGAACTGAAGATGTATCTTCATTTAGAAGTCGAACGTTGACAGCAGGTCTTGCTGCCTCAACAGGAATGGACCGATACTTAAAGACGTTGCTTTGGAATATTCCAGGAGTGGTGCAGCGCCTCGTGTCAGTTAGACAAAATCTTGATACAGGACGTTGGGTTGTTCTTTGTGGAGGCGGAGACCCTTATCAGGTTGCTTGGTGTATTTATTATGCTCTATTTGATATTCAAACATTAGAGCGCACACCTATTCAAATATTTAATATGACAAATACTAATCCAATTTTGGTTACTACAGTAGCTAATCATAATTTAGCTAATGGAATGTTAGAAACAATTACTGGTATTACAGGTGGCATGTCAGTATTGAATGGCCAACAATTTGTTGTTGATATTCTTAGTCCAAATACTCTTTCTATTCCAGTAGATGGAACTACTTTACCAATGTATGGTGGTAATGGAATATTTACTCCAAATCCTATACTTCAAGAGATCTTCTTGAATAGTTATCCAGACAGTTATCTTATTCCATTTCTATTGCCAGCGCAACAATTGGTTACAGTAGTTCTTGTTTGGGATACTGATTCTCCAAATTATGTTTCCTCGTCTGCAATTTCACAAGCAGCTTCTCCTGCAATTATTAATTACATCAATAGTCTTTATGTTGGAATAGCTCCTATTAATATTTATGAGATGCAAGCTCTATTTGTTGATGCTATTGCTGACATTCTTCCGGCAGAAAATCTAACTGTTATCAATTTTACTATATCTTGGGATAATATTACCCAAGAAGCAGTGCCAGGTACAGGCGTTATTTATGGAGATCCAAACAGCTATTTTTATACCACTGCTAATCAAGTATTTGTGAATCAACTAACACCATGAAGAAGTTTTCTTTATTTGTTACACCAGCAACGCCTGTAGTACCCACACGTGGTCTTAATACTCAAATACTCGTAGCTGGGCAAAGTATTACAGTTGCTGGTGCCGATGCTGTTGGTGGTTATATTATAAATCCATATTCTGTTGAAGATCAAGGACTAACTAAACTTCATACACTTTTTGTTGATCCTACAGGACCAGCTAAGACTTTTGAAGATGGAACGACTTATGCAATTCCTCCTGGTGGTTATTATATTATACCAGCGAATGTTGCTAATGGCGTTTGGGTAAATTCTACCGCAGCTGGGCATAAATTTACAGCAGTTCAATTATATCTTTCAGGTCAACCTACTCCGGATGATTTATTAAAGAATTACAAACGTGGTACTTTTCCGCCTGTTGGACCTACTGGTGTATTGCAGCCTATCCAATCTTATTTATATCAAGAATATTCGGATGACGACGATTTACAAGCGTTCGTGGCTGCATATAACTCAATGCAGCAAGATATAGTTGATACATTCAATGGTCTCAATTTACCGATATATACCAAGGAACCAGTTGCTGGTGCGCTGCTAGATTGGGTTGCTCGTGGCTTATATGGCATGTCGCGCCCAAGTCTTATATCTGGTCAATACAAAACATTAGGTCCATATAATTCTGGAGAATATGACACACAACAATATAATCAATGGGATTTATTATTTCCAGATCAAATTGCCGTAACTAATGATGATATATTTAGACGCATATTAACTTGGCATATTTCAAAACGCGAAGGTAAATATTTTACTATTCCTTGGCTTAAAAAGAGAATAGCCAAATTTCTTTATGGGACAAATGGTACTCAACCTAACATAGATCAAACATATCAAATAAGTGTTGGGTTTGGTCCTAATTATGAAGTTACAATTAGATTTGTTTTGGGCATTAGAACTATAATAGGTGGTTCTTTATATAATGCTAATGATTTTCAATACAATACTATGATGTATGGTGAACTAGACTCAACTTATCAGAATTTACCTAGGTTGCCAAATATGCTAGAATTTTCTCAATGTGTTAATTCTGGTGTGCTTGAACTACCTTTTCAGTTTAAATGGAATGTGGTAATAGGATAAGAATATGGCCACTCTAATCTTTGGTAATAATGTAAGTTCAACTCTGGCTGGGGCTATTACTCCGGTTAGCACCACTGTCAATCTAGCACAGGGATCAGGTGTACTATTTCCACAACCTGTTAATAATCAACAATTTATCGCAACTTTGATTGATCAATTAACTGGTACTGTAAGAGAAATTGTTCACGTTACAAATATCACAAATGATACAGCAACTATCGTTCGTGCTCAAGAAGGCACACAACCATTAACCTGGAATACTGGAGATATATTCGCTCATTTGCATACTGCTGGCGCAATGTCAGCAATGATGCAATCTTCGCAATTAAATGATGCAAGTTTAATACATAATGGAAATGATACTGGTTCTGTTAATTCTATTGTAGCCAATACATTTCCTAAGCCAGCATCTTATGTTCAAGGTGCTCAATATGACATTATGATTGCTACGACTAATAATGGAGCGACTTTAGCCAATTTCGACGGCTATGGGGCGCTCCCAGTCTATAATCTTGACGGAACACAACTTGCACCTGGGACCTTAGTTGAAGGTTTAGTGATGCAATTTATATATTCATTTAACTCTTTCTTAATTCCTATTCACCCTACAGCAGGTGGTGGTCCTGCCGGTCCTTCAGGACCTGCTGGTCCTGTTGGTGGTATAGGTGGTGTTGGTCCTATGGGTCCATCCGGTCCTCAAGGACCGCAAGGAAATCCTGGTCCAACAGGTTCACAAGGTCCAGGTGGCCCTCCAGGCCCTGCGGGTCCACAAGGTTCTCCGGGACCAGTAGGGCCTGCTGGTCATATCGGTCCTGCTGGACCACAAGGACCGGCTGGTATATTTAGTGCCTTCGGTCAACCTGGATCTGTTTATATAACAGTCACCAATTTGACTTATGTTTGGGGAACTGGCACGATTACCTATACTGGAACACCAATGAGCGGTTATGGTGGCTCTTGGTTGCAAATTGGTAATCTGATCGTTGGTGAATATACTCAACCTGAGTCTGTTACTACTATGCAGTGGTATCAAAGAGTAGCGTGATGCTAACTGAAGTTCAAGTTACAGAGTTTTTAAAGACTCTTCATAATCCTCGTTATGCTAATCCAGATCATACTGGAGCTATTAAGCTAACGGGAATATATGAAAATCAATTTATGTATTTCTTTGCTAGTCCATATGACAAAGCAAGATATGGAAGAATAATTTATGCCAAAGCTATTTCTGAAGCTTATGGCAAAGTACGAGAATATGATCCATCAGATACATCTTTAGGATAGAAAATGGCAACTCCTACAGCTGGTTTAGCTAGCCAAACTTCTGCACAGCCTGGGCAACCTGTGAATGCTCTTGCTGCAAATTTATCAGGTGGCTACATATTGAATCCAGCCACTGCTCCTGGAATGTTATATATTGATCCAACTGGAGCAGCCTCAATAGCTGCTAATGGAACAACAATGGCACTTCCTCCTGGGCAACCATTTTATGTCATTCCTGGATCGACTTTACCTGTATCAGTAGCTAGTACATTTCCAAATCATCAATTTGTTTCTGTACAATGGGTATAGGAGTTTAATTGATGGACGTTACATCTGAATTTGAAGGCGGCCCAGGTCAACAACCAACTCCTTGGGTTTCCGTTGGCGCGACTGTTTCCTATAGTGGCTGCGTTCTAGTTCCTGCAAATGTTCCAGGAGGAGATACTGGATCTGGAACTATTAATACAAGTGGTTTTTTTATTAATGGTGTACCATTTTCTCCTTATCAATTGCCTGTCGCATCAACAACAATGCTTGGTGGTGTTAAGGTTGATGGCGTAAGTATTACTATTACAAATGGTGTTATCTCTGCTTCATCCGGTGGCAATGTTGGAATCGCTGTTGGTTCTACTCCACCTGCTAGCCCAATACAAGGCGCACTATGGTGGGATAGTATAGGTGGTCAACTTTATGTTTGGTATAATGATGGTGATTCTTCGCAATGGGTTACTGTCGTTAACCAAGGTTTCGGCGGAACTTACCTACCATTAATTGGTGGGCAATTAACTGGTCCGTTAGCTATCAATACTGTTGCTGGACAAGTCCGTAGCTATTTTGGTCAAACAACAGGATTTAATCGTTGGGAGTTGCAACTTGGCGATGCAACTCCTGAAGGTGGTTCTAGTGCTGGATCAAACTTAAACTTAATATCATATAGCGATGCTGGCATAGCAAAGAATATTTTAAATATTAATCGAGCTACTGGTGTTACAACCTTTGGTGCACCACTAGTCCTTAATGCTGATCCGACTACACCGTTCCAAGCTGCAACTAAGGAATATGTTGATAATCAAACTGTAGTTGCTCAAAATCGTATTATTAATGGTGATATGCTTGTTGATCAACGTAATAATGGTAATAGTGGTACAGCAATTAATGTTTATACTGTTGATAGATGGCAATTTAATGCATCACAAACTGCTAAGGGAGTATGGGGGCGAACAGCTAGTGGGACTGCTTTAACTCAATTTTGTTATTCTCTTGCCTTTACTTCATCATCAACATATGCACTGTTAGCTACTGATTATTTTGTTTTAAGTCAATCAATTGAGGGAAATAATGTTAATGATTTTGCTTGGGGTACAACTCAAGCTCAACCAGCTACATTATCTTTTTGGGCTTTTGGCAGTATAACTGGAACTTATAGTGGTGCCATTAGCAATTATGCCGGTACAAGATCATATCCATTTTCTTATGCACTTGTAGCAAATACATGGACTAAAATAATTATTAATATCCCAGGCGATACTGCCGGTACTTGGGTGATGACTGGCAATGCTGGAGCATTAATTGTAAGATTTGATTTAGGTTCTGGTGCAAATTATCGCGGACCTGCTAATAATTGGGCTACAACAACTGCACCAGGTTATATTGGCGCGACAGGGTCAGTTAGTATTGTTTCAGTTAATGGTGCTAATTTCTATGTTACTGGTGTTAAATTTGAAATTGGCAATACTGCTACACAATTTCAAAGACAAAATATAGGTAAGTCTATACTTGATTGTCAAAGATATTATCAAACTATTGGCAACGCATTTGTTGGCGGTTGGAATGCAGCTGGCGGAGTAGTTTATGGCGGCGGTACTTTAATATGTAGTATGCGTACAACACCTACAGTTACTTATAGTGGCATGACATATACTAATTCTTCTGGACTTGCAACATCTGGAGTTACTCCTTCTGCCATTATTTATATGTTAAATGTCACAGCTGCTGGGCAGGGTGTAGTATCAATGGCAACCACGTTAAATGCTGAGCTTTAATAATGGCTATTAATTTCCCATCTAATCCAATTCTTAACCAGGCGTTTACGGCTGCTGGTGTTACATGGACTTGGGATGGTTCCAAATGGATTATGTCTGCCATTTCGGGTGGCGGAGGAGGTCCTGGTGGCGCCTCAATAACGGTTGCTGATACTCCTCCAAATAATCCAATTCAAGGA